GTCCAACTTTGGAATCGGTGCATACTCGTCCTGGCCCAAAAGTGGAGGCCCCATGAAGCGCGGACCAAAACCGCAATCGACACACCTCAAGTTGTTGCGCGGAAACCCGCGTGGCGACCAGCAGCATTTGAATTATAACGAGCCCCGCCCGGATGCGATGGTTGAAATCCCCATAACGCCGGTGTCCTTGGTTGGGGCCGGTGCCGAGCAGTGGCGGGTGGTTTGCGAGCAGCTCAAGCGGCTTGGCATGCTGGTCAAGGTCGATTTGCCGGCGCTCGAGGCCTATTGCCAGGCGTTCGAGCAGTTTCGCACGGCGGCCCTGAAAATTGCCGAGATGGGAAAGGACGATCCAGGGTCGGTGGGCGGCCTGCTTGTCACGGGTGCGATGGGCACCAAGGTGCAGAACCCGCTGGTTGCGATTGCGCGGCGAGCGGCGCTCGACATGGTGCGGTATGCCAACGAGTTCGGGTTCACGCCGGTCGCGCGTGTGCGCATCCAGGCGCCGGCCGATGGCGGCAAGCCGAGCAAGTTCGGCGAGCTTTTGGCCGACTAGGTCATGCTCGCTCCGCAAGCGAAGCGCAGCGCGTTTGGCAGGAAGCGCGCCGAGAATGTGATCAGTTTTATCGAGAAGCTGACGGTTCCATCCGGGACTGGCCAGGGCAAACCGTTCAAGCTCCAGACCTGGCAAAAAGCGTTTATCAAGGATATTTACGAGCCGCACATCGGGCGCCGGCGAGCAGTGCGCCGCGCGATCCTGTCGGTGGCGAGGAAGAACGGCAAGACCGCGCTGATCGCGACTATTGCGCTGGCACATTTGATTGGTCCCGAGGCGTTGATTAACGGGGAGATTTACTCGGCCGCCAATGATCGCGACCAGGCGGCGATCGTTTTCAAGTTTGCGCGGCAGATTGTCGAGAGCGAGCCTGAGCTGGCCAAAGAGATCGAGATCATCACCTCGACCAAGACCATGTTCGTGCGGCGCACCGGATCAATCTATCGGGCGGTGAGCGCGGAGGCCGGCACCAAGCATGGGTATTTGCCGAGCGTCGTGATCTACGACGAGCTGGCGCAGGCCAAGAACCGCAATTTGTATGACGTGCTCGACACCAGTTTCGGCGCACGCGAGGAGCCGCTGTTCATCGCCATCTCGACGCAGAGCAACGATCCCGAGCACATTCTCTCGAAGCTGATTGACGACGGCCTGGCCGGCGCCGACCCGGCGATCGTCTGCCATCTGCACGCGGCCGACGAGAATTGCGACCTCGACGACGAGGTGCAGTGGGCAAAAGCCAATCCGGCGCTCGGCAAGTTTCGCGACCGCGAAGACCTGGTCGCCGCGGTGCGCCAGGCCAAGCGCATGCCGGCGCATGAGCCGAAGGTCCGCAACCTGTTTCTCAATCAGCGGGTGGCGCCGATCGCCTCGCTGATCTCGCGCGCCGAATGGATGTTGTGCGCCGGGCCAGTCGAGCTCGCTGACCAGGAGGAGGTCTATCTATCGCTTGATCTGTCGAGCGTCGTCGACCTCACCGCGCTGATGGTCGGCTCGGTATCTGATCCGCTGCGCGTCATGCCGTATTTCTGGAAGCCAACCGATCATCTGACCGAGCACTCCAATCGCGACTTCGGCAGCGGCACGCACCGCTATCAACAATGGGCCGAGGCCGGGCATCTGCGGCTCTGCCAGGGCAAGACGATCGATCCCGAGACGATCGCGCGGTTTATCGCCGATCTGACGGTGCGCTACCGCGTCAAGGGCCTCGCGTATGACCGCTGGCGCATCAACGATCTGTTGCGCGAGTTCGATCGAGTCGGTCTGCAGGCTTACGAGGATGGCGAGAAGGGCGGCGACGGGCTGCGCCTGGTGCCGTGGGGCCAGGGCTTCAAGGACATGGGGCCGGCGATCGACGCGCTCGAGCACGTTGTGATGGAGCGCAAGCTCGTCCACCCGGGCAATCCGATCCTGAATTGGAATTTCGCCAACGCGGTCGCGGTGCTCGATCCGGCCGGCAACCGCAAGCTCGACAAGGACAAGGCGCGGTTTCGCATCGACGGCGCGGTGGCGCTCGCCATGCTCGCGGGGTTGCGGGCACGCGATTGCCGGGTCAAGCCGGTCGATATTGAAAGTTTGATTGGATGAAACCAACGGAGAATAAACCTATGAAGCGGCTTCTTGCTACGACCGCCGTCCTGGCGGCGCTTACTCTGCCGGCGGCTGCCAGCACCGTCACTCTGGGCGGGCAAGCTTGGGACACTACCAATTCCGGCAGCCTGAGCCTCGGCAACGTGGTTCCGGCCGGCAATCAACCGCAGAACGCGCCGTGCGTCATCTGCGGCGCCAACCAGCCGCAGCAACCGGCGAATTTTGGCTACAACGACTACAGCAACAACGGAAGCGTGTCCTCGATCACTGCCTTTTCCGATCAAGGCAACGGTGGTCGTAACACGCTCGCCGACAATACGTTCGCTACGGGCTACACCGTTGGTGCCGGTAGTCCCTTTCTGGCTTTCCTGTTGCTCAACGGCGACACCAGCCTCGGCTTTAGCATCGGCGTCGATGTCAACGATACCAACTCGCCGCAGACGTTGAACTCGTTTTTCTTCCTCGACTTCACCACGCATACCGTGCTGGCGTCCTTTACCGGCGGTACCACCGGCAACGTGCCGTCGAAGAACAACGGCACCGGCTTCCCGGACTACTCCATCACCGGAGCGCTGCTCAATCTCAACGACGTTCATGTGGGAGATACGATTGGCTTTGTGGCTCTCATGTCAGGGTTGAACGACGGGCCGGACTCGTTCTTCATCGAGGCAGCACCGGCAGCAGTCGTGACCCCATTGCCCGCGAGCCTGCCGTTCTTCGCCGCCGGTCTTGTTGGTTTGATTGGTCTGGTGCGCAGGAGGAAGTCCAACCGGATCGCGTAAGCTGACGCCGCTTCCCGCTCCGTCAGCTCACAGGCCCGCCGGGATGATACCGCCATCCATCGGCATCCCACCCGGTGGGCCACCAGTTCTGACATCAATGAGGGTCCGGGAATGACCATCACCACCGTCACTGCGACCATCGCTGCACGCGGCACGATCACTCCGGCCGTCGCCATTACCGGCCAGGTCGTCGGGCTCATCACGCCCGCTGCCTGGGCGCCCGGCGTGGTCACGGTGCAGGCTTCGGCGGATGGCACCAACTTCTACGATCTTTACGATGGCATAACGGCGAAGGAGCTTAGCTTCAACGTCAAGCCGAACTCTTATGTCGCAATCGCTCAAAGCCGGTTGCTTGGCTGTACGGCGATCAAGTTGCGTTCGGGCACAGGGGCGGCGCCGGTGATTCAGAACGCGGCTTGCCAGTTCGGCATTGTCGTCCTGGGTCCATGATTCCTCGGGATGCCGGGGCGAAGGCTTGGCACCATTTCTACACCACCCGTTATTGGTTGCGTCGGCGGCAGTTGCAGTTGACCGCGCATCCGCTCTGTAAATTCTGCACTGACCGCGGCGCGGTCGTCCGTGCAACCGTGGTCGATCACGTCAAGCCGCACCGCGGCGACTGGAATAAATTCTGTCTCGGCGAGTTGCAATCACTCTGCGCGAGCTGTCACGACCGCTGCAAACGCTTCATCGAAGTCCGCGGCCACAGCATCGAAGTCGGCGACGACGGCTGGCCGATAGACCCCAATCATCCGGCGAACAGGAGTTGAGCCATGGCGCTTGCAATTGTGGATGGGCCGACCATCAAGGCCGGCGAGTCGCTTTCCGACGGTGCCGACTGCTCGGGTGGAACCATCGTGCGGATCACCGTGCCGCAGGAGTTCACGCCGGCCAACCTGACGTTCCAGGTGTCGAGCGACGGCAACCTCTACAACGATCTGTTTACGGCGGATGGCGGCGAGGTCACGGTCGCGGCTCGTCCAAGCACCGGCATCGTGGTTTCCGAACGTTGGACGAAGTCGATTGGCTTCGTGAAATTCCGCTCGGGATCGCGCAGCCATCCGGTCGCGCAAAGCGTGGACTGCAAATTCGCAATTGCTGTCGAAACCATCCCGGCGGCGTAGCTGGAAATGAGGAGGCCTGCCATGGGTATGCGCCAGCGCCAAGGCGATCTCTATCCCGATCTCGATGAATCCTATGTCGATTTCATGAGCCGTTGCGGCGACGAGCTCGGCGACCAGGATGTCTGCCA